GACTTCTTATAGTCACCTTTCATAGCACTTACACCTATTTCTGTTGCTGCTTTCTTGACATAACTACCTAAAGTTTTTTTACTAACTTCATTTACAATTTCAACTTCTTCTGATTTATTTCCCCAGTTTGCAGCACCCACCTTACGACATTTAACTAATGCACCTGATGCATATGCAGATGGCCACACAGAGTATCTTGACTTGACTTTATGATAACAGGCATCTTTAGACCCACTACCTTTACCCTTCTTGTCTTTTACTTCAGTTATTACTTCTGCTTGATCTTCGATTAATGCGTCACCCACGTTAACATCATTTTCTGCAAACCAACCACGATTTACTTCAACTGCAAATACTATTTCGCTGTCTGGATAAACTGCGATTGAACTATTTGGATTTAATTCTTTAATACTGTCTATCGTCCCATCTTCTTTTATAAACGCAATATCAAGTGGAATTGATGTGTTCTTCATATGAAAAGAATGACGATCAGGATTTTCAAATATGAAAAGCATTCCTCTGTCTTGTTCCAAACTTTCACGGAACATAAGGCCCAGTTTAAATTCTCCTTCCGTTTGAGGCACTTCAAGTTGAAGGGGTAAATTTATAAAATCAGTTTCTTCTTTCATTTTCTTTTTGGGTTTATCGGTTGAAACATATGTTGGTTTTGCAGCACCAGTTTTTTGCTGTTGACCAGGATCTGCTTTTTTCTTACGACGTGCAGCAGATAATCTTTCTGCCTTTGTCATACTTGCTCTCTTAGAAGATGAAACACATTTTGGTGTTCCTTCACCAGGTTCGTCACTTGCACAAGTTCCACCTGTGACTACGTTAACCCAACCACCTTTTCCGTCTTTGGATTTAGAACCCTTGAACCATTGACGAAGAGAACCTTCAGACATATCTTTAGGTTTCTTTCCCTTCTTCTTCATATTTATTGCAATTGCAGCTTGTTGTGCTGGATTTGCTGCTTCTTTTTTCATATCCTTACTATCAAGATAATCTGCAGCAGTATCTAAGTAATCAGATGCCTTAGTAATCTTTGATTGTACCCACGCTTTGAAATTATCTTTCTTACGTGAATGCTTTTCAATACGTTTAGATGCTCTACCTGCAGTTTTTAATTGACTACGAATCATCTCAGGTTCATGATCACCATGTTTTTCCTCATTCATTTTCTTAGTTTTTTTCTTCATAGAGTTAATATACTTACGGTAAACGGCCGCTTCAGAGGTTTTACCCATCTCTCTCGCCCTTTGTTCCATAGCAACAGCCGCTTGAATTTTATGAGCATGCGATCTTGAAGAACTACGTATTTTTGAGACAGAACTTTTAGCAGTAGCCACGTCCTTAAAACCGAGTCCGTGAATAGTTCCTTTAGGATTTTCATCAGTATATAAATCAGAGTGTTTTTTAGAATTTGCAGGTTGCCCTTTCTTTCTAGGTATGCGAGGGTTGGATTCCTCATTCATTGCTTTCTCTAAATCATCTGCCTGTTTTGCATGTGTTTTAGAACCTTTTCTGAGTTTTCCAACTAACTTTTTGACGAATGGTTTATCATCTTTATCGAGTTCTTCACTCATTCTTTTTTTCTTAATTCCAACAATTTTTGATGCAGTTTTTCTAGATAAGGCTTCTTTTTTTCTTTCTAATCTTTTAATTTGATTATAAGTTGAATTTCTTATATCATCACCATCTGGATTATTTTTAGTAGATTTTTTAGCACCCATTCCTGTAGTTGGGTTCATACTCATTTTCATTCCAGTGCTGAATCTACGATTTCTCCTTACATTAGGATATTTGAAATCAACATCTTCACTTACTCCTCCACCGTTGCCACCACCATTACCGCCACCATTACTGCCACCGTTACCATTGGTGCTGCCACCATTACCATTACCGTTTCCATTACCATTCTTTCCGTTCTTTTTGGATTTTTCTGAATCTTCTTCAGGTTCAAGATACCCTCTTCTACCTACAAAATATCCACTTGGAATTTTTTTGCATTTCTTGTCCGTAAAACAATAGTATTGTCCTTTTGGACATTTTTTAGAAGTTCCCTCGTTTATGAATAAATTCAGAGATTTCATGAGATGAGACAAAATTAGTCTATTCTTAGATATTTATAGAATAAAAAAAGAGACCCCGAAGGATCTCTTGAAAAAGATATGTAATTAAAATTACATAAGGTTCTTAACTTGAACTCTCTGATAGTATCTATTAGAGTTAGTCTTGATACGACCACCACCAAATGTAGTTCCTTCAGCAAATGGGTTAGCGACCATTCCGTAACGAGTCTTAAACCCGATTTTTGGTTGGAATGTATCCTGACCAACTGCTCTAACCATTTGTAGAGGCACATATGGGCAGTAGAATAAACCTGCGTCATATGGTGAAGTACCTTTGTAACCAACAACGTAGTACTGTAGTGCAGCACTGTTTGCTGAATATGGGTCGATGTATACTCTGTACTTACCTTGAAGAACACCAGCAAATGTGTTACCTGTGTCATCAACTTGTAAGTTTGCATTAAGTGCAGGTGTGTAATCAAGTACGCCAGCCATTGTTAATGCAGAAGCAACGTCAGCAGAACAAAGGATCATGTTACCCTTTCCTCTACGAGTTCTCTGTGCAATTCTGTTTGCATCTCTTTCGATCTGGAAGAGTAGTCCTTTGAACTTCTCAACTGACCATCTACCATTACTATCTACGTCTAGGTCAAATATACCTTGTGTAGCAGTGTTAACAGCAGCACCAGACTCAGCACTCTTATAGATTGTTCTGATAACTTCTCTGTTAATCTCAGCAAGTATCTCTGTTGAAAGGATATTTGCTAATTCAGCCTCAGCGTTCAATCCGTGGATTGCCTTAAGGTCTTGAGCAAGTTCTAAACTGTACTCTGCCTTTAGTGCTCTGGACTTCGCTGTAACGGTGACTTTCTCGATTGAGAATGCCATCTCGTTGAACTGATCTCCAGCTTCTGATCCAAGTGCTTCAGCATCTGCTGTTGACATACCTTGACCAACTGCATACTGATCTTGACCAGTTCCAGAAGTGTTAAGGATTGCAGGATTGTTTCCTTGATTAGCACCAGGTGAAGTTGTACCGAAACCAACTGCAGCACCTTCAGATGCTTCTCCTGTGTAACCACCTTGAGTAAGGTCATTTCCTGAGTCCTGACCAGAGAACGCTGTATCTACTTCATCGAAGAATGTTTCGTCTCCAGTTTGAGATGACTTACGTGATCTCATCGCAAAGATAAGTCCTGTTGGGCCACTCATTGGTTGAACACCTGCTAGGTCATAAGCAACCAAGTTAGGCATTGAACGTCTGATTAGACTGATTAATACTGGGTCGAAACCAGCTGTAGGTGTTGCACCGTTAGCAACGTCAGGAGCACTACCACCAAAACCGCCACCAGCGTCGTTGGTTGGTTGCTCATACATAAATTGAGATTGCTCTCTTAAAAACTTTTCTTGATTCTCCAAAAGAACCGCAGTAACCATCTTACGATGTGCATCTTCTATTTTAGGTGCACCATCATAACTAAGAATTGGATCCCACTTCTCTTGGAGATGTTCAGCATTGAACATGTCCATGTGAAATTTACCTCGTTAAAAGTGTGTGTTTAAAAATTTACTAAAGAATTACTTTTTAGTGATTCTCTGAAGTGTTGTTAGATAATTTGCCATTGTACCAGTTGACTTTGCTTCTGGTGCATTTGACTCTTCTGATAACATCTCTGAGTCTTCACTTTGAGTACTAGCAACTTGTCTTGTTGGGAAATAAGAATTTCTCAATGTAACTAGTTTCTCACGGTAATCGGATTCACTTTCGAACTCAACACTTTCAGCAAGAGATGCAAGTTTATCTTTCTGAGTAACTGCTAGTCCTTCAGAAACGTCACTTAAAATTCCATCTGATTTTGACTCTGCTAATCTCTTGGTTAAATTGACATTCTTGTCAATTTGCTCATTGAGTTTTTCTTCCATATCATCTAATTTATTTACCATGCTCTCAAGTACATCATATTTGTCTTCAGGGATTGATACATAATGTTCTTCAAATAGACTCTTCATTCCTGTTAGGAATGACTCAGACATCTCTGCCTTGAGCCCTTGCTCCACAGCAAGAGAGTTTTCCTCTAACCATTCACCAGCTACATACTCAAGATAAGAGTCAACTCTTTCTGTGAGTTTAATCTTGGTAGAGTCAATTTCTTCCTGTAGTACCTTTGCGTACTCTTTCTCTAAATCTTCCTTTATAACGGAAACTTTAGAGTTAATTGCTGCTTCAAAAATTGTCTTTGCTTTCTCTTGGAACTCTTCCGACAATTCTTCGCCAGCAATTAATGCGTTAATATCATCTTCGATATCAACTTCTACTACTTCTTCCTGTTCAGCAACAACTTCTTCTTCCTCTGTTGTTTCTTCTGACTCTTTGATTGCATCTGCCATCTTCTTACGAAGAACTGATTCAGGTTGCTCTTCTTCTTCTGCAACTACTGTTTCTTCTTCTTTTACTGGTTCTTCAGCAACTACTTCTCCTTCAGTCTCTTCCTCTTCCTTCATTCCTGCAGGCATCGGATCAGCTGGTTTCGCACCTTTATTCACTACATCTTTAACTTGCTTAAGTGAAACACCAGGTGTCTTCAATTTGTTTGAATCGTCATCTGGTTTGGAATTTTCAGGTGTAGGGCCTCCAAGATCCTCGTATGATACGGGTGTACCGCCTGTTGTTAACTTTGGCATTGGATCGCCAGGTTTTGCACCAGCGTTAACGGCAGTCTTGGATTGCTGTGTCTTTACTTCCATTTCTTGTAATTTAGTACCACGGGACATTTTTAACTCTCCGATTTAACCTTTGTTTAAAATTTACTATAGTTATTTATAAATTAAAGATTTGACAAGAAATCGCCAAATAATTCAAGTTTCTTTTCCTCAAGACGTTTTTGGTCAACGAGGGTGTTTATTCTCTTCTGTGTTTGTGCTGCTTGCTGTTCACGAAGAATTCCACCTTCCCAAATCCACTCTTTTCCTTCCATAATTCCTGAGACAAAAGCATCAGGTGCAGATGGATCAGCAACTATATCTGCAGCAGTTGCTAACATGAAATCTTCACCTACAACTTTACATCCATTACGGTCTTCTCTTAATGATCCAACACCACGAGAAGAAACTCCTAACATCACACCTTCATCTAAAAGTGAAGATGCAATTTTACCCATTGG